AGTCTTGAGCATCTCTGGCATAATCGGCTTTACGATGCTATCGCCTCCGACATCTGCCATATATCTGTTCAAAATATTGCCCCGCTGCCCTATCGAAGGCTTATTGTTCTGATAGCCATAAAGTACCCCGGATTGCGGAATAAACAACTCAGGAACCCTTAGCACCCACCATTGACCTTGGTACTGAAATATGGTCTGATTGAATGCCGAGTTTATTTTCTCAAGAACAGTATAGCAATCCTCATAAGTATCAGGCTCCGGAACAAATGTCAGCGCATCTATCTTGCATTGATCCAATCCAGTCTGCTTGCTTCCGGTGTTCATTCCGGAATAGAATAAATTGCTGATGATGTAGGAAAAGGTAAATGACTGCGCAGTATTATGAACACAATAATTTATCAACTCCAATGGAGTATATCTGCCAAGGATAGCATTGCCATCAAAGTCTTGTAATGGTAATGTTTTTAGGCTACCAAATCCATCGTCTGCCCTAAGCGTTATGATATGGTTCTGCGCTATCCAAACCTCGCTCATATCCTCCTGAGACACTATCCCATACCAATATGGAGAATGGCTCCCATAGGAGAATACAACCTTCATAGCCTTGTCGTTATCCTCCACTAAAAAGTCTGAAATATTAACCCCGCTTGCAGATGCAAGTACCTCTATGGTAGCCTGCTGGGGGCGTATAGGCTTGAATAAGTCAAGGTCATTGTTAAACTCGTTAAGAACAAACGGTCGCTGAGACCCGTATATCTTAATCGGTTCCCCACTGTAAATGTCATCGTCCACAATGAATTGCAGTTTGCATAGCAAATCATCAACATTTGTGAACTCCATTATGAACTTTACAGCCATTATCCTACTCTGTTTATCCGGGCATTAGACCTCGCCAATACGCCTACTAAATCCTGACCTCTTTGCACAAAGGTAACATTGCCTTGAATAGCAAGACCACCTGGCCCTACGGCAAGTCCTCCACCTAATCCGGGGCCTATTCTTGGGGCAGCTGTGCCAAGTAATCTGCTTGCTACACCTGCTGTTCCTGCCCCTGATCCGGGAGCAACAGATTCAGATATTGCACGTATTGCAGTCAGCAATGCCAACTTTGCTAATTCCTTTAATATTGTTTTACCAAGTTCTTTTAGTGCTGCTTGAAAGTCCTCGATTGCAAGTTGTCCATCTTTGAATCCATCTATAAAGTCATCAATAAAACTGCTCAATGATCTTTGTAGTATGCCTGCAATATCTTGAATAATTGGATTTAATTGTTCAGTACGTTCTTTAGCCAAAGCCAATTCAAGATTATACTTCTTAAAACTTTCTATTAGTTCAGGTGGTATATTTAGTGGTAATTCAGTCCCCTTTAGTTTTATGGTTTTTGGAATAGTCCTTTCAAGTTCTTTTAGCGTTTCATCAGTAAAATCAAAGATTGGAGTAAATCGAATGCGTCCTGCTTCAAATCTTGTATCTTTTAATTCGGTCTGGACTTCATTAATGGCATCTTTAGCCCTCAAATCAATTTTTAGACCCAATAATGGCTGCTGCAATTTATCAATGGCAGCTTCAATCCTAATTATTTCTGACTTTATTCTTGCATACTCATTCGTTAATTCAGAAGTTGTAGCCAGCGTTTGCTTTAATGTCTCTAATTCAAACCTGTATGCTGCTATTCTATCTTGTACCTCTTTTTTTCTTCTTGCTTCCTCATCAGCAAGTTTCTTCAATCTTTTCTGTTCTTCATCTCCTGTTTGATCTGGAGCTTGTTGGCCAGTAACAAGACCATTTAATGCAAGGATTTCTTTTCTTGTCTTTAGTAATTCATCAGAAAATACTTTAGTCTGCTTAGTAGCACTTCCAATACCTTTTGCAATATCTAAAATTGGCTTATCAATACTTCTAAAAAGTATTCCAGTAGCAATATATTGTAGGTCGTTTATCCATGTTTGACCTTCTCCTGTTACTAACTGATTAAATTTAAGGGTTTCTTTTAGCCTCTTTTCTTCTTCTGCTGCTACAAGTTTTATTAAAGCAGATTCACGACCCTTTAATTCTATGTATTTTAATAATTCCTCTGTTCTCCCTTGAATTAAAGAGGTGCTTTCACCTAATAATATGTTTTCTCTTGATAAGTCTTGTAATACTCCAGGCGCAATACGCTTTAACTCATTGTATGAGTTTATTCTTTCAAATGATGTCTTATTTGCATCAAGCATTGTATCAACAAGCAACCTGATGTTTTGTGCATCTGCCAATGTTGCTGCTGAAGATTCCGCTGTGGCTTCTTTTAGCTTTATCCTTGCTAATGTCTCTTTATCTACAAGATCAAATACGGTATTTATGGCATTGGCAAGTGAGCCGTATTGCTGTACTAACCCTACAAGTGCTGACGATATTACGCTAAAAGCAATACTCAATCCACCTGCACCTAATAATGCGCCACCTAAAGACTTAATTGCTTTGTTTACACTCCCTGTTTCCTGCACTAATGCCTGAAACTGATCTAACGCTACCGGTATGTTGTTTGAGATAGCAATGAATCCGAATGGTAAATCACGTACAATCTGATTTGCACCGTATAATGCAACCCTTGCTCTCCTTGCTGATTGATCTACTTCACCGAGACCTTTTGACAGATTCCTGCTTGATGTTGCTGCCCGGTCTTGCTCATTATTAGTTTGCGGAACTATTTTGGTTAGTTCCTTGAACTCTTTTTTTACCCTCTGTAATTCGGTGTTTAACGCAACATAGGCCTCTACTAACTCTTTTTTCTTGACAGCATCGTTAGTATTTAAGGCTGCCTTTTCTACTGCCTTTAATGCCTTAGAGACTTCTTCTGCGCTGGCTGTACCTTGGTTCCCGAATTCAGATAAACTGTTCTTTATTGTCGCAAGCGAACGGACAAAAGCAGCATCATCTGCGCTTATCTCAATTACCAGTTTGTCCAGTTCCGCCATCTTCTATCGGTTTTAAGTAGCCAGCACGTTTGTATCGTTCAATAATAAGCAAATTCTCGATATCCTGCTCTCGGCTCAATTTTTTAGTGTTACTATCCTCATCAAATGGCAATGGGAGGAACTTAGTCAGATCATTCGTGACCGACTTGCTTCCTCCCATTACCTTGACTATCGTATGCATAAGCAGTCTTGACTGCCTCCAACCTTCTATCGCTGCTCTCTCATGTGCTTCTCTTGCGGCTACAAATTCCCAATGTAGCATACAGTAAAAGTCGTGAGGAGTGATTCCCATGCTTCCTACCGCATAGCCGTATAACTCCCGGTAATCTACTTCTCTTGTGTCAGAATTTTTTTTTCCTCTGACCCTTCGCTCTTCTTCCTCTTGGCCTGAGAATCGTTGAATGCCTGCCAAATATCTGAGAACAACTTGTCGTTTTCCGCATAGGCTACATCCATGAAATCCAAGAAGTCTTGGAATGTCATTTCTGCCTCCTCCTGCTTATAAAGACACCAGTTAAGGTATCCTTGCCAAGCCATCTTTGTAATGGTGGCAGCAGTTAGAAAGTTTTGCTGATCCTCAGTTTTGACCGCATTACTATCAAAGACCGAAAAAGCCGACATTCCCATCAAGGCTTGAAAGCCGAATCGAATGCCAATAGTTTTCCCTTCCGCAGAGATTAACAGATTACCGCTTGACATATATCGTAGTTTTGAGCTTAGTAGCTTGTATCGAGAGTACCGGTCATGGTCAGTTCACCGCTGAAGGTAAGGGTAGCACCGGCATCACCAGTCAAATCCAAGGAGGTAACATAGGCGGTTCCAGCAGTATAAAAGTTAGCGCCGGAAGTACCATTGTAAATCCTCCAATACAACAGCGTACCAGCGTTCATCCAGTTCAACATATTCTTGTATGTGACCTGAGCCGCAGTAGGTGCTGTTTCGCAGATAGCAGCAAAAGGAATGGTAACCTGGAGGTTGCCAAGGCTTACGCTGATACCGCAGAACGTTTCAGTTGACGTTACATCACGGGTCATGTTAGTGCCGGTAGATGTAAGGCAAACGAGGGTAGAATAATTCACCCCGTCAACTGACAGTTCTAAAGGGGCGTTGATTGAATCAATAGCTGCCATTTATTGTCTTTTTATTGGTCTTGTTGTAGTTCACACCTGAATCGCTCTATCTTTCGCAGAACCCATTTGGTATTGTTCTGCTCAGACAGATAGGCTGAAGATTCACGGTACAGGTTGTTTACCGAGAACCCTGCATCCAAAGTCAAACCAAATGTTGCAATCCCCGGCATCAATATACCCTTGATGGTATTTGATATCGCATCCACAACGTCCTTGGTCATTCCTCTATTTTGATGATGACAAATGTCAATCACAATGACGCAACCTGTCACAAACTTACTATAATTTCTCCTATCATCACCATACTGATTACCAAGCACTATAAACAGATTAGGTGCTGTGTCTGAGGCAAACTCATCGTAAACGGGAATAGTTGTCCCGTTATACGTTACGTTCCCATCCAACGCATTGAACACAGCCTTCCTAAATACCCGTTCCGGGTCTTTGTATATCATCAGATTTTTCTTAAAAGTCTTTTCAAACGCTTCTTTATCTTCTCCCTTGCATCCAAGTAAGGTTCAAGGAAGAACCCACGGCCATTGTTGATTGGTGAATATCCATCGGTGTCTGCCTTTATCGGATGTCCTACCAACTTCCGGTAAATAGGATACCAAGCCTTTTTCACAATGCCTTTCTTAGCTGCCCACCGGTATATGTTCTCTTTGGCCGTTAAACCGCTGCTGTTGCTCTTAATACCCTTGAACTTGGCTGCATACTTCTCAAAGTACCTACGCCCCTTAAAACCGCCTCTAATTCCAAATTCGGCAAACGCTGAATGCTCTGCATCTGATCTAAACTGTACCGTATTACTAACCCTTACAACGACAATACCTTCAGCCAGGTCTCCAAAAGTATTACTGTTTCCAATATTGGCTTTTGCCTGCGCAGCAGCAACCTTTAACTCCTCCTCGCAAATGTCAATAGCACGTAGCTTCAGTTGGTCAGGTAAAACACGGAAGATATTGGCTATCTCCTTATTGTTCTTGATTCGTATTTTGAACTGCCCTGCCATTATTCTTCCGCTATTGCAAATATTCTCCACATCCTTCTGCGTTCCTTCAGATTCGTTATGCCATTTATAGCAAACCGCTGACCACGGTAAAGAATCGTATGGCTCTTTGTAGGGGTGAAGTTTGTAGTGTACTGGACATCAAAATTGTAGGAATCAATTATCATCCCCTCATTGTGCAGGAAAGTACGGTTGGATGATGTAGGTCTTACCCATGCAAACGTCTCGTAAACAGTAGTCATGGTTTCTACACCACCACCGCTGTCCTGTTCTGTCAGTACAGATGCCTGAAACGCTATCTTTTGGGTCTGACCAATCATATCACAAACCTTGTATTCTGACCAATAATCCTCTCAGCCTCTACTGCATAGTCAAGTTTGCCTTCCATGTACTCGCCCCGATGGTTGAAGATAAAGGCAAACATCTGTAAGATTGCAAGCTTCATGTCAGCAGAAACAGAACTAATGCTGCATTCGTACTCTATGTCATATATGCCATCCAAGTCGATGACAACAAAGTCAGAGTTGACACCCACATTAGACTGCTCATTAGGCTCAAGGATTACGTTCTGTACTGGGAACGTCTGTACGATGTAGTTTACAGAATTGACCGGGGAATGCGGAAGCTTGAACACATTGCCAGCATACAGCGCAACAGTCAGGTTGACCTTTTTAGATACCAATGCCTGTCCCGTAGCCTTCTCAATAGACTGCCTTGCAGCAGACAAATAGATAGGCAATATGCTGTCATAGTCTGTGTAATCTATGGCAGCGTGTAACTTGGCTTGCTCTACTGATACCGGCTCAGAACCTGTGTCAGATATTTTGCTTGACAATATTGTATTTACCGACATTTCCGCTTCTGTAATCGTTTATGATGCCTTCCATCCAAATGGACATATCCGTTAGTTCTTGGGTAGGATCAAGCTCTATTGACCTGTCTATAGCCTTCTGAGATGCCTTCCGGTATCTCCTCTCATCATCCAACTTCTCAATGGCCTTTACCCACTCCGCAACATCGTCCCTATCCTTCACAAATATACCGGCATTTCCGCAATTCTCTTTTAAGCCATCGGTAGGCGAAGCAATCACCGGGATGCCTGATGCCATCGCTTCAGTAGCAGTCCTTCCCCAAGATTCATACTTGGATGGCATTATCAAAATCCTTGTCAGTTTATATGCCTCTCTAATGTCTTGCTGCTTACCCATTATTCGGACATTCGATGGCTGGTCAAGTATCTGACCAATCTTCATTGGCTCAGAATAGGAACCTATGACCCCAAGAAACTTTCGATTAGGCATCTCTTTGGCTATCTCTCTGAGTATCTCTCCACCCTTATTTTGGTCAAGGTTTATCAGGGTAATATGCTCATTGTCCCACGCATCCATTACAACCTTGTAGTGCCGGTAATCGGTCGGAGGATGCAGAACAAAACTGTGATGCGGGTATGCTAACTTCTCCTTTATCCAATTACTGTTATACACAATGAATTGTGGACGGTCTGCACCAATGATATGCTCCCTTGGGAAGTCGTTATGAATGACCTGAAATACTGGCTTACCAAACATACCGGCCAACTGCTGCGACCATGCTGAGTAGTCAAGATGGGTAAATACGGCATCAGCCCATTGAAATAGGCTGATTTCTGTATATTGATCCGGAGGAAAAACATCTACATTGTCATAAAGGTAGTGTGATTCTACCTTGTACTGATTGGCTTGCTTCAGCAATACCTTCACAGTATGTCCCCTTCCTTGAAAGAACTTGACCATCTGATGCAACATCATCTCCGCACCGCAGACGTGCATCGGAGGGTACAAATGAATTGAGCATAAAATATTAGCCATGTGTACTTAAATTACTATCCAAGATTCAGGGTAAATATCTCTCGTTTCCAAGTGTGATGCAGCAGGTCCGAACCATTGTTTAGGGGCTACTACGCATTCAGGTTTATGCGATAACCATGCACCCCACCAACTAAATGTGCTGTTGGCAATGATATGTTTTTTGCAGCTTATCATGTTATACATGGCATCAAGGGTATTGCCACGGTGTATAGTGTGAAACTGTATCTCCGGCAGATATGCTACTGCCCTATCAGGCTCATCACTAAATAACATAATCTTTTGACTACCGGTAATCTTTACGGCATTGTAATAATACTCCGGTGGACAAATTGGATGATAGTCACTTCCATAGTCTCCCATCCTTACGTGTAATGCCGTGAAAGGTGGCGAATATTGCAGTTGTTGCCAAAACTTTAGATAGTATCGTATCTCATCCTCGCAATGCTTAAAATACTTCTCGCTTTGCATATGACCGGTCAAATCCACATTATCAGGTACAAACAAATCGCTGTATCCCCAGTGCATGAAATGCTCAGGATATGGAGTGCCATCCCACAAAGGAAGTGGACGAAGTAAAGCATCTCCTATGTTGTAGTTATCCTCAATGCTAAAACGATTTAGTTGGTCATGATTCACCCATTTTGGGAATGCGAACTCCCGTCCGTATTTCCGAGCAATGCCAATAGTACTTGCAACTTGGAACATCTGATTTCCAAGCCTGCCATATCTTCCCAAGGCACTAAAAATCATCATTGCGCTTCCTATGATGGTTAAAGATTACAGGATAGCAGTCAGATTCGTATCCGGTATGGTCATAGATAAACTGACCGTTATTGTACGATGCCGGCCACCAATGCTTTTCTATTCCGTATTTAGCCGCTACGCAGGTAAGTATTGCCTGATCGTGCCGATGCTCCTGAAAGCCGATAAAATGCGTTTCACATGGACTGTCATCAATAAACCCAGGTATCTGACACCAAAGCAGCCACTCATGTATAAATGACCGACCAAAGTCATTATTGCGTACAATTATGACTGATGCCTGACATTGCTTACCAATCTTGTACGGCTTTGGTAGTATCGCATTTTGGACATTGTACTTGCACCAATGCTCATGCTCATACATATTGCCAAACAGAAATACATCTTTGCCGTGATACGGAATGTAATCTATGCTATTTATGAACTCAACACCAGCATCTGTATAAACTAAGTACTGACATTCATCAAGACTCTGTAAAGCCTGTAAAATGATTTTAGGCTTCCATAGCCAATATCCTGCACCTCTATCCTGTGACAGGATTTTATGGTTTACCTGCTTCCATTTCTCATCAAGAATATCCAATGAATACCTATAACTGCTGTAACATCCATGCTTTATTGCGCTGTCTTGACACAATTCAGCAGCCTTGGTCATCCGGTCATCGCAGTACGTGATATGGTGTATCATTGGATGCTTTTTAGGTATTCTTCAGATGCTTTGAACGTATCCGTATAATCTACATTACGGTTCCACAAATCACTATGCGATGGAGCCTGCACAGCAAGGAATGGGACTGTGCAAAGTGCATAGAAGTCAGGTAGTCTATCACTAAGCCAAGCATCATACATGATCTTGCTATTAGGCTGATAGTTATGAACGATGTAATCTACTGCTGCCCTGTGATATCCTATTGCATGGGTAGTGTACCCACAAAATACCCTTCTGAGGTAATTAGAGACGTATTGTGGCTCTTTGTGTTCAGGATAAGGCCTTGCATTCATTCCGTAATAAATGAGCATAGAATTGAGCCAAAATTCATCCTCATGGGTATGAACTTGCTCAACGACATTCATATTACGGAACCGGCAATCATCCTCAAGGACTAATATTCGGTCAAGATCAGACTTACTAAAATTTTTTAATATCTCGTAGTGGGAGTGGTTGAAGGAATCACGTGGAGTATCCATCGGTAACGCATCGAAATACTCATATCGAAGGTTTATGAGATCAGCGTGCTTGTCAAATTCCTTCCTTCTGTCCTTTCGCTCCGGCTGTGACAAAACCACAACCTTATCGTAATACTTGTTGAACATAGGTAAAAAAATTAGGCGTACCCAAAGATACGCCCAATTCAGAAGATCAAATCAAAGTAACCAGCACTTATGTTCCGGTCGTGCCGTAAACGGCAGCGGTCGGTTGGAAGGACAGGAGTTCAATGCGAGCCTCAGCACGGTAGGTGACGAGGTTCTTGATGAAGTCATCCTGATCCGTCTCAGTAGAACGAACTTGGAATCCGCTGGCCTGTGCGATGGCAAAGGCATCGGTGTTCATGCAGTAGAACCTGCTGCCGGTAACCTGGCTGTGAGGAACTACGGGAACGCCATTGATACGTACATTACCATTAGCGTCAATACCAACAGAGGCAGGTACAGAGAAATCGCTCGGCTTCGTCAACAGAACTTTGCTCCAAGCATCCCAAGTAGTCAGGATGAGGTTTGCCATTCCGAGACCCAGGTTGCCGTGCTGCGCAAGGGCAGAAATCATCTTTGAAACCGTGATGGTCTCAGAAGTTGACAGAGCCGTTGAGTTGGTGGCAATGTTGTTAAGGAAACGGGTGTTGACCGCACGGTTCCAATCTTCAACGAGAGATTGGCTCAGGTAGGCTTGCAGGAACGGAAGGTCTTGCAGCATCTGACGAGAAACCTTGGCGTAACCGGCAATGAACGGAACAGAGGTGTTAACCATCGTTACGTCATAATCCAGTTGTACCTTGGCTTGGCCTTCAGTTTGCGCACCAAAGGAACCTTCGCCAACCGGGGAATTACCACGGGGGAACGTAACGTTACCGGTAGCGGTCGGGATGATGCGGAAGATATCGTACAGATGCGGGTTGTAGAAACTCCGCATGATCGGGTTCTGCACATAGCTGATCTGAGACGTACCGGTAAGGTTTGTACCCAGGGTCATCACACCAGCGTCCTTCATCTGCATGAAAGGACTTTCGCTCTTGATCTTGTCAAAGTTCTCAGATACTACGTCAACAACAGCAGCCTTCAGATAGTCGGAATGATTCCAACCGGCCTTTGCTTCACTGGCAATAGCACCTTTGACTTTACCGGATTCAGCGAGAACCTTGTCAACGCTCTTTTTCAGTTCTGCGAGGGTTTCGCTCTTTTTCTGTGCGTCCTCGTTCATTTCATTGATACGGGCTTCGGTTTGTTCGTTGATTTTCTTGAACTCAGAAGCCAGTTCCTCCTTGTATCCCTTCAGTTTCGGATCAAGGATGTCCGTGATTTGTTTTACAGTTTCACTCATTTCAGAAGTGTTTAAAAGTGAGAAGATTTATTGCATCAAGCAAGTCCTCATCACCTTTTTGCTGGGAAGGTGCTTCAACAGCTGCCTTGCCGCTACTCATGGTTTCTATGACCTGATACAGTTGCTTAATTTCTATCAAACAGGCTTCAATAGCCTCGTCAGATGCGTCAGTATTCCTTACAAATTTTTCAAAGGTCTTTATCCTATCCTTTATCTCCACAGCACTCTTCAATCCCAACAGCGGGGTCATCTCATTTGCACCCCATGCAGTAAGGGAAGAACCCTCGTACAACTTGACATCCAAAATCTCATTCGGACCACCCTTGCTGCGATTTTGTCTGATTGTAGAAAAACCAATAGAATGCTCTTTAATCAGTCCGGATTCTACCATCTTGATAAAGTCCTGACCAAGATTGTGGCTACCGACCTTGGATTCATAGTACAGTCCGTAATCATCCTCCTTCAGTTCTTGTATAACTCCCAAAGGCTGAGAAGGGTTGTGATTCATTAAGTGCTTAATGCGTCCTTTAGGAAACCACTCCTCCAAGCTGCGCTTGAATGCACCCCTTCTGATGATATCATTGTCGGAATCCACATTATCGAATGCTGAAAAATATCCGGTAACAATTCCTTGCTTCCGGTCAACATCCTTTATGCTATTGTCGATTGACTTATATGCGTAGATCATTGTAATATCTTTGTTGTCAATTTGTTCAAGCTTTCTTATAGCCCAGTTTATGCCTGCATCGCCTCCCCAAGCATCCCACATCAATCCTCCGCATCCTTCGCTATACGGCACATCCTTGTTCTGCTGATGCCGCTTGAATGATGCCATCCTTGCAATAGTATCCCGGCTTATCTTCTCTCTGTTCGCTAACTGATTTGCTCTCGCCCAGCCTACTGATGTTCCGCATGATGAATCCGTTTCTTCTTTCCATTTCAATGCCCTTCTTGCATTGTTAGTTGCAGCCTCCGGATAATCATTGTATGTTTCAGCCTTCTCCGACTTGCTATCATCATCATTATCGTCATCCTCTTGTGCCAAATAGGCAACATAGGCACTAACAGCTGATTCCCTGCTTGTATATTTGCAAGGACCATCACCTATCCTATATGTTCCGTCACCGCAATAATTTACCGGCATTATAGTAAGTCTGTTAGTCTAAATAATATATCCACATCCAATGTATCAAATCCTCTGAATATTGGCCTACGCCTTGCATCAAGGTTCGGTAATATCTTTAGCATACACCTGCAATTTATGACATTTTCGCCACTCGCTAACGGATCACCCGGAAAGCGGATGTCCTCACCATTATTGAATGTAGCATCCAAAGGTATTATTGTGCCATGTAGTTGCTTATGACTAAAAGGATTATCCCTAACGGCTTCATCCTCTGCCGTAACCCATTCTTTCATGGTTTCATACGGCAAAGATGCTGCGCCTAACAGAATACCGGCATTAACCGCCCTTGTAGTTTCTGTCCGGGCAATCCTTGCTGCACGGGTCATTGGAATGCTACTTTTGATAAGCAGATTGTAAACCTCCTGTTGCGTCATTCCAGATTCTGATGCTTTATTCAATATGCGCATCAAATCCTTTCTTGTCGTAGCATTTATGTCCTGCACAAATGTTGCTCCATGCAGCCTAAGCCATTGTTCTAACGTGGAACGCCAAAGGTCATTAAACCGCTTAGGGCTTTTCCAATGATGTGGAAGAAAGTAGCCCTTGGTCATATCCTGAAATGCAGCAGTCGATTCATTGTACGTCCTACGTGCGTAGTACATAACAACCGACATATACATCTCAGAAATGGGAGTAAAGGTGTTGTCATCATACATTGGCCGGCCAGCAAAAGCATACGCAAATGCGTAGCCCTGATCCCTTGCAATTTTGGCAACTACCCTAAAACGCTTCTTGATAATTGATTCAATCTTCCGCTGTAATTTGACCTCAGCCGGTACTGACGGACGAACCAAGTTCCTCCACGTCATCTCCCGCTCCGCTTTGTAGGATCTGATGTTCTCGTAGTAACTTGCTATAATACGATTCCCTTGCAAGGTCTCTGAATTTTTTTTCCGTCAGGCAGGTACGTTCCCGTGGAAGTTTAGGGTATTTGGTCATTACTGTCATCCACAATTCCGGTATTCTGTCCAAGTTGTATGGTTTGCATTTCAGTAATAGGAACCATTCCTGATGGCATGAAAATCATGTTCATCTCCGGCTCAGGTCTTGCACCGTAGCGAAGAACTGCCCTGCGCTCATTGTATGTAAGCCAATGCGCATCCCGGACAGAATCATTCAGGTCTTTCAAGTCCTTCTGAATCTCCGGGAGTTCCGTATAATCAAAGTCGATATACAGCTTTCGGTTGCCTTGAGCCTTGAACCTGGGTGTCAACTGCCTGTTAAGCAAATCCCTAAGGGACTTCCATTCCGGCAGCAGTTTGTTTACAATCAACTGCTTGATGGCAGATTCGTAGTTGTTGTATGTAGTATGCTCTGCATCAAACAGTACAGTAGGAACGCCATAGATGTTACACAGACGCTGAAGGTTCAACCGCTGGGCATCCAACAACTGCAGGTCAATAGATGTCATTCCAAAGTTGTGATAGCCCCAATCACCGGCAATGGCGGTCACAGCACCCTTTTGGGAATTGCTGTTGATACGCTCATTGATATCGCCCATGATGGAAGATATCTGTTCCCGGCTCATAGTCCTTGGTAAAGCCTTTCCGAACAATGCACCCTTAGCCCCATTGTTACGGTACATTCCACCGGAAGCCTTTTGCGCATAACTGCTGTTGTCAAGTATGTTCTGAGCAGCAGTCAATGGAGACAAACCCCGGAGGTGCATATACTCAAACTCATCTACTACAGGATTAAAGTACTTCCATTGGATCATGTCCTGCTTGGCAATAGGCATCAATGGAATACCAGCGTGTTTGATGTAGTAGCCGTCAATCCCGAACATATCATTGTTCTTGGATATGACACCAACCATTGGTGGAGGTATGACCTGCAACTGCAATACCCGGCCATTTTCTACACCACCTGTGTTAAGGTATAAGTCACCTTCACCAAAGATCAGTTTGTAGCCAAAGTAGTTTTCCAGCAGTTCTGCAAGGGATTGATCGTCATTCGGATTCTCCATTAGGTTGCTGAGGTCATTTTCGACCACAACCTCCATAGACAAATTCTTCAGCATCAGCGACCGCTCCATATTGCTACCGGACAGAAACCCGGATGGATTCATTGCCTTGTACTGCTGAAACTTCTGCAAATCCTTAATCTCGTAAACATATACTGGGAAGGAAGCAAATTTCTGCGCCAACATCGACACAATAGAGTATATGCCTTCATGTGTATTGTAACTCTTGGCGTACTTGAATTGCAGCAAGTCCTGCATATACATCCGGGGCTTGTACTCATACAACTCAGGCATGAAACTACGCCCTACCGGTATTTCAGGAAATGCACTCTTTTCCCTATTGAACAGTTTATCAAAGATTCCCATCAGATTACAAACCAGTCAAGCTGGTCACTTTTAGAATGAGTAAATACTGCATACCGGCAGGCATCTATCAAGTGGTCTTTGTACTTGACCGGAACGTCCAACGGTACACCATTTTTGTCAAGCTTCCAGCAATATCCTCTTAATTCCGACATAAAATTAACTGAAAAGTCTGTAACATATAGAGGCATGGACTTCATCTTGCGGATTCCTTCCAACACATCCTTGTCTGCCTTGTTCGCATTCCATCCACCACGCATCAGTTCCTCTATGCTTTCCGCAGCAGCAGCATCGCAGTACAGCATATCATCTTTGAAGATGCCTTCCGTCTCCATTCTGACCATCAAATCCGCAGTAGTAAGGTTCTTTTCGTATATCACCTCATGGGCAAATATCTTTCCGTCCTTGAATCCCACCTTGACCACAGCGGATGGTGCATTGAAACCAAAGTCAACGCCATAGACAATATCTTCGCAGTCCTCCGGGAACCGCCCTACCGGCTTCCAATGGGTGAAAATTTTATGTAGGGAAACACCCCTAAGTCCAAGACCAAACACCCGCCAATAGTTGTCATCTGCCTGTTGCATGGATTCAATCCGCTTTACCAGCGTTTCCTCCAAGAATGGGTTGTCTTTGTATGTCGTTATGTAGAAATCTGCCTCCGGCTTTTCTGCCCAGTCATAAAACCACCCTTCCTCATCTGACGGGTTAAAATCCAAGACTGTTTTTTCGGTAGTACGCAGAATCAACTGCATAGCGGATTCCTTCTCAATCTCATTAGCCTCGTTCATGTAAAGGTAGTTCCGCTTCCTACCACGAATCTTCTGTGGTTGGTCGGTAGAAATGAACTCAACGAGATTTGACCCAAATTCATATGTCAGTTGGGTCTGATTGAACCGGTTGTCATCCCAGGCCCCAAGTTTTAGCATGACATCCTTGAAGTCCCGCAAAATAGTACCCCGGATGGTTGGAAGGGATGCCCGGCAGATGGAAAGTATCTTGTCCTCTTCCGACATCAGTTTGATGCAGAACCAAATTAGGGTATTGACCGTCTTACCGGATCGTGCACCTCCTTGCAGAATAGTTATCTCCTTAGTGCTGTTGTCCAAGTAGTGATAAACAACCGTAGTGCCGATATCCACACTTTTTTCAACGCCTACTGTGACAAGTTCCTCAGCAGCCTTAATGCCACGTGTCAACCGGCTTGTTTCCCGGCTTATATGCGGGTCAGCATTTTCAGGAATTAACCTCGGCATTGGCTTCTGTTATTTCTACGGTCTGTGGCGCATTTGGCAAGTTAACCATGACATTGATCTTGGTTTTGCTTGGGCCGGTATTATTAGCCTTGGCATCTTCCTGATATCCCCGGTGTTTCAGCTTGGTCTTGCAATAGAACATGATGGCAGCGGTATCTCCCTCCATTATCTTGCGCATCAGCATTCCTTCGACCTTATCCCCTATCTCCTCAATTAAAACCATTACCTGAAAGCGGAAGTCCCTATCTTCATTTAGCCAAGCAAGGTACTGCCCTCTATCAAGCTTCATGGCATTGCAGGCTTCTGACACATCACCCCTGTATATCCGCAAAGTTTCCAAAAACTGAAACTGTATCCGCTCAACTGCTCCTTCCTCAACTTTTTTGCTTTTCACAATATTTTTGCTTTGTTTTAATGAAGAATACACATACCTTCGATAAAACTTTTAAATCATGACAGACACATTGCTAATTTTATCCATCATTATTAGCTTGGTTACCATAACTCTTATGCGACCAAGACCAGAAAAAACTGAAATCAAGATTGTTACCGATCCACATCAGCAATTTGCGCATCAGGTAATCATTGTCCTTCGGTGGTTTGACTGCCAAGACGAAATTAATGCTTTAGATTCTGTTTATCGCCAATGTAAGGCAGATTTGATACGGAATGGCAAGGAGTTAGATGATAGTTTCATGAGAAAATGCTTAACAGTAACCGAAAATTATTACGAATCATGCAGAGCAAAGTTACAACTAAATGGAGCGACCGATATTGCATCCTTGAACTGAAGCCGGACAAGGCATTAGTAACCGACCCAATGTTTATTCACGAACTGACCGAATTTGTCCGTAAAAAGTATTCTGAGCAACCGCTATCATACTTTAACTCAAACCACGCCCTGTGGATAGTCAATATTGACAAAAACGAAGTCAGACCCCTATCACTAAAAATTGAAATCTAAAATCATGCGTAGAGACAGATTAGACCAAGATCAGAACTACCAAAAGCACCTGAAGACAGTACGCCTCAACTGGGATTATTGCATGGGAGACAAAACCAAGCATAATTGGGGCGAACATTACCAAGCCTTAGTTAGTAGTGTAAACGAAGTCAACACCTATGTCGGCAGAAGATTTCAATACGCCTCAGAGGTTGACCAAAAGATGATTTTTAGGCGTAATATGCTATTCCATGCCAATTTCACCCTTGACTTCGCATTCCTAAAGACCGAGATGTTTGATGAAATCTTGGAGAACATTGAAGAATGGGTGCTTAACGAAAAAGCATATTTTAGTAGCGAGGTGACCGTCCACGACAACGATGGCATCTATACCATTGAGGGACTGCTTGACACGGATTCCGAATGGGAAGATGACCGGTACGTGATTACCAAGGTATTCGACTACAACCTTGCCTGCGCCCTTGAGATATTTCTAAATTGGTTTAACGAAGAAACTGCACACTATGCGAAGTTCCGGAACTTTCGTTGAGGTCATCCACCACCTTAAAATTGCCAAGGAGTTCCTTGAATCCTTTATCCGGGAAAAACCCGGAACCGTTGGAGAACGGATGGCAAGGCAGTATGTAGCCAAAATCAACTGGATTTATAACGACCTCATCACCTTTCCGAATTTCCCTGACATCGTCCGTCAGGGGATTCGGGAAGAATGGGAATCTGATCCTTTTTTATCAATGGCAATCACCGAAAAACTTGCTATCTTGAATCCCGCTCAAAGAACCGCCATCGAAAATATCATTGATGAGGTTCTGAAGGGTCAAGAAATCATCGTAGAATCTAAAACGCCGCAAAATGGGACGCTCAATCAACAGAATCCAGGAGTTCATTGACGAACTGCCACCGGAGTTCGAGGCTGTGAAACACAAAGCAGAACGCCTGCTTGACCACCACCGAAACGATGTAATCAATGCCTACCTCGCAGCCGGCAGGGGCAGCAAGGACACCATAAGCCTGATGGAAGATGCAGAAGATTATTATGAACGGAAACACGTGACGAAATGAAACTAATCAATACCGAATCAAATCAAGCCCTACTAATTGACGCTATCTGCGAAGTCTATAAAATCCCCGTGGAAATCCTGAACACCAAAATGCGCCTCCGGGAAGTAGTGAACGCCCGCCAAATGCTGTTCAAAGTAGCCTATGACCATTTTGGAATGACCTACAAGGAAATTGGCAGGGTTCTTCTCCCCATGAGAAGCCGAAGTTTTGACCACAGCACCGTGATCTACGCCAAACAGACCATTGATGGCTACCTAAAAGTCAAAGACGAGAACACCGTAGCCAAATACAAGGCAGTTATGGCCTATATCGACAGCAAGATGGATATGCGCCCCACCATAACGATATCCTGCAATAAGGAGGACATAAACGCCATCCTGACCTTCCTAAATCAATTCGATGCTGACTACACCATAAACATGAAATACAATGACAAAGCCAAATGACCCCGTATTTAGCACTGAAAAAAAAGTGACTTCAGAGGGTGTATATGACAATCAGCCCAAAGGATTAACAAAGCGGGAATACTTCGCTGCTATGGCACTGCAAGGTATTTTAGCCAATGAAGGAACAGGAAACTGCGATACTGTTTGTCGTACTGCAATATATCACGCAGACGAGCTTATCAGGCAATTAAATCCACGACACTAATGACACCCCTAAAAGCAAAGTTTAACGCCACCATCACCGCCTACCAGCGGGAATACCCAGTCATCATTTTTGCCGAAATTCGCCCGGAAAAGGACATCCTTAACTTCTCCCAAGGCCTTTGGACATTCAAAGCAAGGGTAACTGACATATGCACATCGACTTCAAATCTTTCCGTACTACAAATCCTGCAAATAGGAGAACTGTGGATGCCCCTGGCCCAAAAATGGATCAAGGACAACATAGACTTGACCCACTACTACTGGACACACCTCCAAGACGCAGAAATCCTCGACTGAAAGAAGAACCGATCATCCCGGACCACGATACCATCACCGATTTCTCGGACTGGATACTGTGGCCGGGAATCGTGTATAGAAAAGAAACCCACCTTAAACACCCAAACCCAAAACGCATGGAAGTATTCACCAATATTTCCGGCAAAAAACTGCATATAGGCAAAGCCGCCCATAGCACCTTATGGAACAAACAACGAAAACGCCATACCTCCCAGTATTTCCTATACCTGCACTATCCCACACTCAAATACCACAAAATACGCATCGAGGAACTCTATATCTGCCAAATCCGGCCATACCCAGGTACAGACTACATCCTCATATCCCAATCCATCACAGAAGGCAACGCAGGCTCCATACAACGCCAAATCATGTTCCCCGAAAACAAATTACCTTTATTGTCAAAAAAAGATGGTACACGCCTACCTCCTTACTGACCTCAGTAAACCCATCGCCACCTACGACACCGTCTACCAATACGCAAAACTCGAAGCAGCCGCCCGAAAAAATACCCTGCTGTCCAAAGACCTCAAAAACATAGCAGTATCCGTCTACATCAACCTAAGACGCAGAAAACACGAATCCAAAGTCTACTCCCACCTCCACCGTAACCACCTCCAATTCCGCAGAATAACGCAACCTGAACAACTTTAACTTGCGTTTAACTTTACTTTAAAAAACAAGCCAAAGCCCTCCGACAAATTTTCGGTTTGACACAACATCGCCCTACTTAATAAATTTATTTAAAAAGTCTATTTTGGCTGAGCAGATTTGTGAAGGGCACTAAAGGGGGTTACGAAAAGTTTTCGTGAATTTTCGCAAATCGTTTCGCAATGCTTTTCGCAGCTTGTTTCGTGACATATTTGCCATGCTTTTTTTGCGTCCTTCTTTGCGGTTTTCTGCGGTTTTGTTTGCGGTTTTTTGCGGATATCGTCCTGATCCATTGCGCTGGACCTTTGCGTATAAAGTACACAATATAGCGACCTTTGCGTAGATTGTACACGTTGTGGCGGATATGTCATGCGCTTCGATCATGTTCAATTTTGTTGCATCCCCAATATATTAAAATACATATCCTGTATTCATACGTACTATATGCATACTATATTATAAGAATACTTTACCAAATTATTCATCAATGTATTATTTGAATACGTACTGTTATTATACAAATACTGTTATAACCTATTTTAAAGCCTATTTTAGACAGTTTAATATAGTTCTAGATAGATACTATTATCCTCAATATTAAACGGCCGCAAAGGGCATTAAAATACGTTTAACGTAGTGCCTACCTTTAGCCATGTAGGGACATAAAAAAACAGGGCCACATATTTGTAGCCCTGTTGTATTCTTTGTTGGTACTTGTTAGCGTAGTTTTACTACTTTATTCCATTGAATATTCCTACGCCAGCACATTAACTGAGCCAATTTTCGCGCCTGTTTATAGTCTATGGCATCAACTGTAAAGTGCGCGTCTTCAGGATATGTGACCACCATATATCTGCTTAATTGTATAACGCGTTCCATAGGGTCCGCGTTCAAATATTCGTGTTCGTCAACAATAAGGCGTAAATAATTGATATCGTCCCGGTCGTAAAGGTCGAAGCAAATACTCTCCCCTGATCCTGTTTTAATAGTCCGGCATTCATAGCGCGCGGCCCAACCTTCTGCGGCCTTTCTTGCTTCGCTTAGTTGACTATCTGAGTAATAATAGATTTTGGGTGCCATGTTTTTAGTTTTTA